AGAGACAAGTGCCGCCTAGTTCGGTTAACGCAATACCTATTGTGTACGGTGATGCCTATATGGGCGGCACGTTTGTAGATGCGGTGCTAACAACTGACCAAAAAACAATGTATTACGTTTTGGCAATCTCTAGCATAAGCGAAGCAAACGCAACGCTAGGAACTGCGGCTGGTGTGTTCAATTACGACACCACAAAAATGTATTACGGCGACCGCTTGATTACATTTGATGGTAGCGATTTAACTAAAGTAATTAGTTTGACGGATGAGGCGGGTAACGTTGACACAAAAATTAGCGGCAATTTGTACATCAGTTTGTATAAATCATCCAATGCAGGGGTAATTACATCGGCAAACGGCGCATCGGCTCCGAGTACCGTAATGGGCGGTTCAGACATTGCTGTTGGGCAAAGATGGCCTGCGACTAATAGGCAGATGAATAACTTGGGTTTTGCCATTGTCAAATTGGTTTACAACCGAGATGCTGACACCACACAATTACAGCCTATTACATTTAGCGTAAGCCATTATCCAAATGGAGCAAGCGTTGCAAAACCGGGAGATGTGTGGCTTGATTACGTTACAAACAAATCTTATGGTGGTGCAATTGGTTGGTTGCCTGATGGTTCTTTTACTGCAAGCAATGTTGACACAGCAAGTGCAACTGCGCTTAATGTTTATTCGGATGCCACAATTACTTACACACCCGCCGGTGGTGGTTCACCGGTTACACAAGCGCGATACAGAATCAATGGCGTATTAGACGCGGGTCAAACAGTGCTGTCTAACTTAGACCGCATCATGTCGGCTTGCGATTCTTGGATGACCTATAACGCGGCACTTGGTCAATGGTCTGTCGTAATGAACAAGGCAGAATCTACAGCATACGCGTTTACGGATAATAATATTATTGGCGACATTCGCGTTAGTGCGACAGATATTACATCGTCAATAAATCAAGTTGAGGCTCGCTTTCCGTTTAAATCCAATCGTGACCAAGCGTCATTTGTCAACATACAAACGCCTGTTGGGTTGCTGTACCCTAATGAGCCAGTTAACAAATATTCCATTACATACGATTTAGTAAACGATTCGGTACAAGCGCAATACCTTGCCAATCGTTTGTTAGAACAAGCCCGCGAGGATTTGCTTGTTTCATTTAATACATCGTATTACGGCATTCAAGTGGATGCGGGTAATGTTATTAGCGTCACCAATGCCGATTACGGATGGAACGCTAAATTATTCCGAGTAATGAAAGTAAACGAAGCATCGTTGCCTGACGGGTCATTAGGTGCGCGACTTGAAATTGTTGAATACAACGCACAAGTTTATGATGACTTTGACATTACGCAATTTACACCCGCACCCAATAGCGGGTTGGCATCACCTATTTATTTTTCGCCTTTGTCCGCGCCAACTGTTGTGGGATATCCATCAGCAGTAGTTCCAAATTTTAGCGTCACAGTTTTTATACCAACAACGGGTCGCGTAACATTTACCAATTTGTTTTTTACAACAAGTCCAACGCCAGTTTCTAGTGATTGGCAATTGTTAACAAGCGCATCAACCGCTAACAATCAACCAATTACAAACAACACTAATTACACATACACAAATTTAACGCTTGATACGGGTACGTATTATTTTGCTTATTTAGTTGGCAACGATATAACCACATCGACTCTCAGCCCAATCAGCGCATCGTTTGTTTGGACTCCTGTAGCGGGCGCGGGTGCGGCGGGTCCTTTTGTTGACATATCTGGGTTAACAGTATTTTCACGGTCAAGCGGTGGCACTGTTACGCCATCTACGGCTACGCTTACGGCTGTTACACAAAACGTTACATCGCCAACATACGCATGGACAATTACAGACGCAACGCCTACAACTGGTTCTGCTTCGACAATTACAATTACGCCCGATTCCGGCGTATCAAATGTTACCGCGTCTTTGGTTGTTAATGGAAGTAATTTAACAAGTGCAATTACAAGAAGCATCACAATGGCGGTTGTTGATGATGGCAGTAGCGGAAGTACGGGTCCTCGTAATGCACAAGTATATTTTTTCTACAATACGGGGCAATCAACCGCGCCAACCGCACCAACAACATCCGAAGTTGAGTATAACTTTTCAACGCAAACCGCAACCACAACTGCAAGCGGATGGGCTACAACATTTAGCCCAAGCGCGGTTTCAACAACATCTGCTAACAATAAATATTGGGCGGTTCTTGTTGTGTTTCAAGAAAACACTTTTGGCGGCTCATACAGCGAAACCATTAGTACGGTATTTACTTGGCAAAATTTAAATGGTTTGGTTACTTTTACCAACCTTGCAAATTCTGTTGGGTCAGGCGGCACAACCACTACGTTTATTGATGGCGGTGCAATTACCGCAAACAGTTTGACGGTTGACAAAATTACATCAGGAACAACTAGCACATTAAACGGAGGTGTTTTCCAACTTGGTAATGCGGGCGTAGTTCTTAATGGATTTACAGGCGTTGGCGGTTTTGAATCTACGACAAACGGTCGATTTGGTTTAATGGTGTTTCAAGAAACCCCGTCAGTAAATACGGCGGCGGCATTGGGTGCAGTTACTTATTCAAATGGTGCGTCAGCAATTGCGGCATTTTCAACTTACGATTTAAATTACAACTCTTTTTATACCGCTTTTTCTCTTGCAACTAATTCATTTGCGGGCAATGGTCGATACAACCGAAGCATTGGAACAGTTGGAAATATTGCATTAGTGCCATTTAATTCAACTACGTTAAATGGACAGGATAACGCGGGTTACTTTGCATATTACGGTGCTACGGCATCCGCAAGAATTGCAGAAGCATTTATTGCAAATACTACAACTTCATCAGGTTATGTTGGTAGAAGATACGACACAACTGGCGTAACGCTACTTAATGAAATATTTTTAAACAATGGTAGTTATGCCGCTGAATCAACATTAGGTTCATTTTATTCTGCGGGCGGTTACTTGCCGTTTACTGGTGTTCACGATGGACTAATTGAAACAACCGAAGCCCCAATTGTTGGCGACATTGTTGTAGATTACCAAGTTGAAGCGGTGTTAGATGTATCAAACATTGTTATGCTTTACAAAAAAAGTTCAACGGCAAATCAAAAAGGTGTAATTGGCGTTTGCATTGAAGTTTTTGATGTTCCCCCTAGCGATTGGGATGAATACCAAAACACAGGCGAAGTTGACCCCGCTACAGGAACACCCGTACCAAACCCCCCGCCCGTTTATAACCCGATGTATTACCCCATCCCTGCGGGGCAAAAAGTAATCCACATAAATGCTTTGGGTGAAGGACTTATAAATGTATGCGGCGAAGGCGGCGATATTGAAATTGGCGACCTAATTGTTACAAGTTCTATTGCGGGCAAGGGCATGAAACAAGCGGATGATTTTGTTCGTTCTATCACCGTTGCCAAATCCCGCCAAGCGATAACTTTTTCTAGCCCAACTGACATACAACAGATTGCGTGTATTTATTTGGGCGGGTAGAATATAGAAAAGACAATACACCATCCCCCGCGGGTACGCGGATGTTCGACCTATGTATAGGGAACGCTAAACATGGCTTTATTTTCTAAAAATGTCATCACGCAAGTAAGCGGATTTGACAACCCCCTAATTACGGGCGAATTGGTCTATAACCAACGATGGTATTGGAATATAACAATTCTTAATTCCGCGGGTACGCCAGTTAACCTATCTACGGCAACCATTACCGCGGATATTGCGCGTAGGCAAATTTCAAACTTGATTGATACCCGCAACGGGTTATCGTTTGATGTAGCCAACTATGCAACCGTTCCTACGCCTATCAACCTAACGATTACCAATAAGGTAAACGCCGCGGGTTCTTTTACATTGGTAATTGATGACACCGCTTGGGGCTTGATTAACACCGACCCTCAACTAAAAATTGATGAACAAAACCCCGTTTGCTTTACGGGAAAAATTAAACTTTCATTTGCCGCCGCTTCTCCAACGCCCGCCGAAGATGACATTATCTTTTTAATGTTCTTGGTTCGTTCGGATGGTGTTACTGTACTTTAAGGGGATTTGAAAATGGCTATTTCTAAAGTTGTTGTAGTTGATGGTAACAACCTTATCGTTCGCGTTGACAGGGGCGTTGCGGGGCGTGGTGTTACTGATGTTGAACCCGTTGTTATTGATGGTTCGTTGTATCTTGTTTTTACATTTTCTGATGGCACTACCGAAACGGTTGGCCCAATCAGCACAATTCAATATGTTGGAACATCTCCAATTGTTGTAAACGGTTCAACGATTAGTTTAACTACCGTTCCCGTTAACTTGGGCGGTACGGGACAAGTTACCGCCAACGCGGGTTTTAACGCCCTTGCGCCTACGCAAACAGGCAATACAGGCAAGTACCTTAAAACAGATGGCACTAATACCGCTTGGGATTTGTTAGACATTTCTACCGCCGATATTACGGGTACATTGCCCATCGTCAACGGCGGTACGGGGCAAACAACTGCTAACGCAAGTTTTAATGCGCTTGCCCCTAGCCAAACAACTAATACGGGAAAATATCTTAAAACCGATGGAACAAATACATCTTGGGATTTACTAGATATTTCTACCGCGGATATTACTGGCGTATTGCCTCTTGCCAATGGTGGTACTGCATCATCTACTGCAAGCGGTGCGCGTACTAATTTAGGTTTAGGCACTATTGCTACACAAGATGCAAGTAGCGTTGCTATCACGGGCGGTAGCATTACGGGGATTACTGACCTTGCCGTTGCTGATGGCGGTACTGGTTCAAGCACCGCGGCGGGTGCAATGGTTAATCTATTGCCATCGTACACAGGCAACGCAAACAAACGCCTTGGGTTAGATGGCACGGCTACGGGTTTGGAATGGGTAACGGATGGCGGCGGTACGGTTACATCGGTTGATGTATCGGGCGGCACTACGGGTATGTCCTTTAGCGGTGGGCCAGTTACCACAAGCGGCACAATCACACTAAGCGGCACATTGGATTTGGATAACGGCGGTACAGGCGCGACAACCGCGGCGGGTGCAAGAACTAACCTTAACGCCGTTGACCAAGCCACAACGCTGACCGCGGGAACTGGTTTGTCGGGCGGCGGCGACCTTACGGCTAATCGTAGTTTCAGCATCACAAATACGGGCGTTACCGCGGCGGCTTATGGTGCGGCATCTAAAACGCTAACGGCAACCGTTAATGCACAAGGTCAACTAACTGTTCTAGCCGATACGCCTATTGCTATTACCAATACCCAAATTTCGGGGCTTGGTACTATGTCAACGCAAAACGCTAATGCGGTTGCGATAACGGGCGGCACAATTACTGGCATTACAGATTTGGCGGTTGCTGATGGCGGCACGGGCGCAAGCGATGCGGCAGGGGCAAGAACAAACCTTAACGCGGCTAACCAAGCAACAACCATTACCGCGGGTACGGGGCTTTCGGGCGGCGGTGATTTATCTGCTAACCGCACAATCGACATTGCCAATACAACGGTAACGGCGGGTGCATTTGGTTCTGCATCTAACACCCTTACGGCTACAGTAAATGCACAAGGTCAGTTAACCGCATTGGCGGCAACCCCAATTGCAATTGCAAATACCCAAATTTCGGGTTTGGGTACGATGTCAACGCAAAATTCCAATGCCGTAACTATTACGGGTGGAAGCATCACAGGCATTACCGACCTTGCTCTTGCGGATGGCGGTACAGGCGCATCTAACGCCCCTGATGCGCGTTCTAATCTTGGCTTGGGTAGTGCGGCAGTATTGAACGCGGGCGTTGCCCTAGGCGTTGCTACGCTAGATGCGGGCGGTACTGTACCTTTGTCGCAAATTCCTGCAAGTATTCAGGGCGGCGTAAGTTACCAAGGCGCATGGAACGCATCAACCAATACGCCTACGCTTGTATCTAGCGTTGGTAGCAAAGGTTACTATTATGTTGTTTCCGTTGCGGGCAATACAAACCTTAACGGTGTAACCGATTGGTTGGTAGGCGATTGGGCAATCTACAACGGTACGGCATGGGAAAAGATTGATAACACCGACCAAGTGGCAAGCGTTAACGGCTACACGGGCGTTGTTGTTTTATCTAACACCGATGTTGGCGCACCGCCTACAAGCCTAACAATCAGCGCGGGAACGGGTTTAAGTGGTGGTGGTAGCCTAGCCGCCAACCGCACCATTTCAATCGCTAATACAACCGTTACCGCCGCGCCTTATGGAACTGCAAGCGCAGTACCTACATTTACAGTAAATGGTCAAGGTCAACTAACCGCGGCATCTGATGTAACGATTGCTATTGCCAATACGCAAGTATCAGGGCTTGGCACGATGTCAACCCAAAACGCAAATAGCGTTTCCATTACAGGCGGTAGCATCACGGGCATTACTGATTTGGCTATTGCCGATGGTGGTACGGGTGCAAGTACGGCGGGCGGCGCATTAACTAACCTTGGTGCGATTGGTTCTATTACATCTACGGATGGTTCAATCGTTGTAACGCCATCAGGAACAACGGTTAACTTGGCGGTATCGGAAGCATCCCCCGCTTCTACTTTGTTAACGCAAGTTCGTAACACTACGGGCGCAACTTTAACTAAGGGTACGGTTGTTTATATCTCAGGTGCTACGGGTCAGATTTCAACCGTATCAAAAGCCATTGCATCGGGTGATTCAACATCAGCGCAAACCTTGGGCATGATGACAAGCAACCTAGCAAACAATACAAATGGATATGTAACCGTTTTTGGTTTGCTAGAAAACATGGATACATCGGCATACACCGATGGCGCACAACTTTATTTAAGCGGTACGGTAGCGGGCGCGGTAACGGCTACAAAACCATCTGCACCTATCCACTTGGTTTACGTTGCCGTTGTTGAATACGCGCATCCAACGCAAGGTAAGTTGTTGGTCAAGGTTCAAAACGGATATGAACTTGATGAAATACACGATGTATCAATTGTTACACCCGTAACAGGACAAACACTTGTTTACAACGCAAGCACCGATTTATGGGTTAACAATACTGTTTCATTGACTGCGGGTGTTAACGGTACATTACCCGTTGCAAACGGCGGTACGGGCGTTACAACTTCTACGGGTACGGGTTCGGTAGTTCTATCTACAAGCCCAACATTGGTTACGCCTTTGCTTGGTACGCCTACATCGGGTGTTCTAACTAACGCAACTGGCTTACCACTTACAACGGGCGTAACGGGTACATTGCCTATTCTTAATGGCGGTACAGGGCAAACAACTGCTAATGCGGCGTTTAATGCTTTAGCACCAAGTCAAACGGGTAATAGCGGTAAGTATCTTACAACCGATGGTACGGATACATCTTGGGCATCAAACCCATTGGGTACAGTAACTAGCGTTGCGGCAAGTGTTCCATCGTTCTTGTCTATTGCGGGTTCGCCCATCACAACAAGCGGCACATTAGCGTTTGGTTTGTCGGGTACTGCATTGCCTACAACATCAGGCGGTACGGGGCTTACATCGTTTACCGCTAATGGCGTTGCGTATGCAAGTTCATCAAGTGCATTGGCTACTGGCTCTGCGCTTACTTTTGATG